CTGCAGCGTGGCGCCTTCGGCGGTGATCTCCTGGATGGCGGTCCGGATCTGATCCTCCAGCCGTTCATCGTAGGCGTTGGATTTAATGCCGAGATCCACCTTCATGGCGATCAGCAGCTCCTCCGCGTACAAGTCGCAGTTTGTCATGTTCCGCCCTCCTTTGTGTGAGTGTGCTCCGGGATAAAATCCCGGAGCGTTTTATCAGCCGTTGGCGGTGTCCTGGGCGAAGGTCACGCCGGTGGCGGCAGGGGTGTTGCCCGCGATGCCGATGGCCACGAAGGCCTCAGCGATGGCGGGGCCGCCGTCATAGCGTGCGGTGCCCTTGAGGACGGTCTGGTCCTGCAGGAAGCGGACGTGCTCGCTTGTGGCGAAGCGCGGGCCGCGTCTCTCGGCCAGGATGTACAGCTCGAAGTAGCCGCCGATGATGACGTTGTCGGGGATGAAGTTCAGCACTTCAATGATGCCGCCGATGACGGGCATGGTGCCGTTCACGCCGGAGACGATCGCGCCGCCGGCGTCGATGGTCATGGCGGCCGCCACGATCGCGGTGTATGTGGTCTCGTTCATGACCCACACCTTTTCGCCGCGGGCATATCTGCCCTTGGCAGCGCCGGAGGCGAGGGCGATCTGCTGGAACAGCTCCACGCCGGTGGTGCCGGCGTCGATGCTCACGATGTTGGTCGTGTGCAGGTCGGCCCAGGGGCGCGCGGTAGCGGGATAGCCGGCGGGCGCCGCGGTCTGGACCAGGCGGGTCACAACGCCTTCGGGCATCTTGAGCGCGGTCGCGGAGTTGCGGCCGTAGAGGATGGCCTTGTCGAGCGCGAGGCCGATGGCCTGGCCCAGGGCGTCCAGCAGCTCGGCGATGAGGTCGAGGTCGCTGTCCTCGATGTTGGCGTTGCAGAGGGCAAAGTAGCCGGCCACCTTGTAGCACTGCATCTCCATGTCGTAGAAGGCAAGGGTCAGCTCGTTGAGGTTGGCGCAGCAGTCGGTCCAGATTGCCTCGGGGACCTGGCCCATGATGAGGGCGCGGGCGTCGCCGTTCACGGCACGCACGGTGACGTGGCGGTACAGCTTGGAGTAGTTGATCAGGTTCTCGCGCAGCAGGCCCAGCATGACCTCGGGGATCGTCACGCCGACGTTGGTGATCGCGCGCTTCTCGCGGATCGCGCTGCGGACCTCGCCCAGATAAGCCTGGACGTCCTGGCGAGCCGCGAAGGCGGAGCGCTCCTGGATGTTCATTTTGCCGAAAACTTTGGAACGGGTTTCGATGTTCATGGTGGAACCATCCTTTCTCTCTTCCTGCGCAGGGGCAGGGTCAATGTTTGCCGGGGGCGTGGTGTCCTGGCGGGATTCCTCCTCGGCCAGTTCGTTCTCCATGGATGCGATCTCGGCCTCGGCGGCGGCTACAGCGTCGCGGTGGGCGGTGTACTCGGCGTCGAAGGTGTTCACGGTCTCCTCAAGGGCGCTGCGGTCCTCGACGGGCGTGTTCTCGTCGATCTCGTCAATGGCTGCAGTGTACTCGGCCTCGCGCTGCTGGAACTCCTCGTCCTTCGCGCGGAGCGCGGTCAGCGCGGCCTTTTTGTCGTCAATTTTCTTGCGAAGCAGAAGGGCTTTCAGTGCCATGTCTGAGCACTCCTTTCAGTTTGTTCTTCCAGGCGTCCAGGTGCGCGGCCATGGCGGCCTCGCGCTGGGCGCTCCGTGCGTTTACGCTGGTTTCTTCATATGCGGGGAAGGTGCAGACGCTCACCTCGTAGAGAGGATCTACACGAGTGATCGTCCAATGGACGGAGCCGTCGTCCTTAAAGTCGGCCTCCTCGGACCCAATCCGAAAGCCGAAGGAACACTGGTTGACATCTCCGCGCTTGACGCGCTCGTAGAGGTTCATCGCGTCCATGTCCTTGGGGTTGATCAGGATATCGCCCCAGAGGCCGCGGCTGTCTTCGCGGAGCTGCAGCGTGCCGGCGGTGTTGCGGCCCAGCACCAGGGTGCTGTCGTGGTTGGTCAGCGCGCGCACATCGCCGGTGAGACTCTCGGCAAAGGCGCCCGGAGCGATGCTCTCCGTCTCCCAGGGGCTCAGCTCATAGATACTGCCGAAGACGGCGAAATAGCCGGAAATGTGGAGGTTCCCGTCCTCCTCGCGCGTCTCGAAGTTGGTCGGCACGGTCCTGAGCTGCCGCATGGCCGTGTCGCGTTCATTCTTTTTCATTGGGTTTCTCCTTTCGGACAAGGCAGCGTTTCGCGCCGGGTGTCAGCGCCCACCAGCCTTTGCAGCTCTTGAAATACTGATACGCGCACGGGCCGCCCGCCTTGTTGCACTTGATTCTCATGCCCTCGCCGTAGCTGGCCTCGGGGCATTCAAGCGGGATCTTCACCGCCGTCGCCTCCTTCCGTTCCCTCGCCGAGCAGCTTCGACTGGTTGCCGCTCTCGTCGTAGGGGATATAGTTCTCGAGGATCTTGTATTCGGTCAGGCCCGCGGGCGGCATGTGCATGCGCTCGCGCCACTCGTCACCGTTTACGAATCCCCGGTCAGCGCCGGCCAGCAGGACGGACGACATGCGCGGCATGTCGTAGTCCAGCAGGCTCCAGACGTTGAGCATGATGTAATACTCGGGGGAGTAGATAAGGCAGCGGGTCATCTCCTGCTGGATGATCTGCGCGATCGTCCGGACCTTGGTCTGCAGGAAGTTGTTGTACTCGTCGCGCTTGAACTCGCCCACGCCCAGGAGGAAGGGCGGCACGCCGATCACCGCGGCCACCGTGCGCTTGTCGAGCTCCACCGTGTCCTTGATGGCGAGATCCGCCAGCGACAGCGGCCGGACCTGCTCCACCTGGAACTGCTCCGCCGGGATCAGCCATGGCTCGCCCGGCGTCGCGGGCTTGACGTAGCTCTCCAGCAGCTTCTGCCGCCCGCTGGGGGAGGCAAACTCATCGGCGAGTGCGTCCACCTTGACGATGATGGAGGGTTTCCACTCCGAGGCCATGAAGGCGTTCTCCGTCTTTTGGGCCTGCTTGAGGTTCTTGGCGATGTCCTTGAGCGTCACGGTCACGCCCTGGCCCTTCCACAGGTAGTGCGGGTCGGGGTTATACACGAAGTGCATCACGTCCTCGGGGTTCCGAGGCTGCCCGTCGATGAGCACCCGGTAGTCACGGAAGGAATTGCCCACCGGCATGAAGTCCACGCGGTCGGCCGTGATCGGCTCCATGCTCTGCAGCATGCCCTGCCAGGTGTGCGGGACGCACACCGCGTTGCCGCGCCCGTACAAAAGCATATTCATCACGTTTGTGATCAGCCAGTTTGTGCGTGTCATGTTGAGATTCGGCGTGATGTCCAGCACGCGGCTGAAGGCGTTCTGCACCCGGCGGTCGCCCTGGTCTGTGTTCTGCATGAGGTAGATCGTCATGCTGCCGATCAGCTCCGCGATCCGGAGGCACGCCGTCTGGATCTCCGGGTTATCGCTCAGGCGGGTGTAGCCCGGCACGCACAAATCGCCGTCCTCGATAAAGGCGAGGAGCTGCTGCACGCTCTGGGCGCTCACGGTGGGCTTGTCTCTGGCCTGTCGTGCCTTGCGTTTGTTTTTCATGGCGATTCCTCCAATCTCATATCGGGTGCCGGCGCTCGTCCGGCTTGTCGTCCTCAAACCATCCCTCGCCGGCGCTGGATCGCTCGGTGTCGATCAGCATGCGCACCGTGGCGAACACCGCCGCGTCAAAGACGTCGATGCGGGCATGCTCGGCGAGTTTCTCATATTGCACTGCGTCGTCGGTCTTTTCGACGGCGCGCACGTTGGAAACGCAGTATTCAAAGGGCTCGGCGCCAAAGTAATACAGGCAGCCGATCTTTGCCTTGTGCTCGATATACCGGAAGCCCTCGGACTTCTGCAGGTAGAGCTGCGGCTGGTCCTTGATCCGGAATCCGGCCTTGCGCATGGCCGTGTAGTAGGGCCGGGCGAATTTCCGGTCGTGGCCGACGCGTTTGATCGTAAAACCGCGGCTTTTCCACAGAAGGAACTGCTTGACCGGCTCGGTCGGATCCATGCTCGGCGTGTTCGGCATGTCGAGCCAGCCGTCTTCCTGCCAGCCGAAAAGCGGGATCTGATCCTGGTCGGCCTTCTCCTGGGCTGCCGTAATGGGGAACCAGCAGTGGGGGAGGATCACAAGCACGTCCTCCGGCGGCTCCCAGGCGCTCTCGTTTCCGTCCGCCTTCGCCCAGCGCCTGCACCACTCTGCCGCCGTCTTCTGCGGGATCTCGCCCACGAGATCGGCAGCCGTGAGGTCGTGCAGTTTCGAGAGATCCGCGCCGCCGAACCAGGCCCGGATGATCTTCGCGGCCTCCTCCTGGGTCCAGCGGTAGTGCTCGTCGCTGCGCCGGAACTCGTCCAGATCGAACCATGCCTTGTAGCTTCCGACGAAGCGGTTGAGGCTTCGGGTAAAGAACTCTTTTCGGAGCATCGCGTTGTGCTCGGCCTGTTCCGCTGCGGCGATCATGTCCTCCGGGCGGATCGTGATGTTGTAGGCCGGGTTCGCCGCCCGGTGCAGTTCCGGCATGGTGAAGACCTTCGGGTCCGTGTACGGCACGCCGCCGATCTGGTCGGGGCACTGTGCCAGCAGGACGAAGGTCCGGTCTGCTGCCGGTCCGGTCACGGTCCCGCGCAGCACGCCCTCCATGTAGTTTCGGTGCTGGGCCGCGAAGCCCACGCCGTCGTCGCCGGCGGTGAAGGTCGTCAGCAGCAGCTTGTTCGTGAAGCCCTTCATGGAGTCGCGCAGGCGCGTGTAGGGGATTGCGTTTTTATAAAGCTCCAGCTCGTCCAGGTGCACAAACTGCGCATTGAACGAGTCGAAGAGATCCGGCTTGAAGGCCAGGGTGTCGACGATGATGTGTCCGCCCCAGAACTCGCCCTCGATCCGGTGGCCGAGGGAACTGTCCAGCATGCGGAGCTTGCCGGGCGGGTTATTGTCAGCAACTAAGCCGAGCTGGGTGAAGTTGTATTTAATCCAGTTAAAGCCCTCCATCGCCTGCTTGAGCGATCCGGCCACCGTGATCGTCTTCACGCCGCTCATGCGGTAGTACATCGCGAGGCTCATGTTGAGCCCGCGGCCGAAGGTCGTCTTGACCGACTTTCGGGGAAGCATGAGGTCCGCCTCGGTAAAGCGCCGGATCTGAGTCCCCGGCAGGTAGAAGCCGCAGACGTTGTAGGTCGTGAACACATGCCAGGGCATGAGCTCGAAGGGCTTGCCGCGCAGCGGCGTGCCGTCCAGGCGCTCCGCCTGGGCAAAGGTGAAAAGCCCGGTCATGATCGAGATGCAGAACTCCGGCAGCGCGGTCTTGAAGTCCCAGCGCCCGGCGTCCAGGTCTTCGAGGAAGCGCCGTGCGCCCAGGCGCTGCAGCTCCTCGATGCCGTGGTCGTCCCAGGTGTCGCGGGCGTATTTGAGCGCGATGTCGAGGTGCGGCGCTTTACTCATCCTCGCCTCCGGCGTCCACAGTGGGCACATCGTAGCTCTCGGCTTGAGCGAGCAGCGCGTCGAGCTTGGCGGAGATCCCGCCGTCTTTCGCCGGCGCTTCCGGCACCGCGCCCCGCAGCCGCCGCAGGCTCTTGGG